ATGTTCCTTATCGGTCAAAATGACTTGGCTGAACACTTTGGTGTTAGAGACAGGGTCGCTCCTATGCGAAAATGGTGGAATACAGCCTTTGCCAGCGTGGCTGAGCAAAAAGCGCAAAACCCAAGCGCTGCGCAGCCGCTCATTGCATTGCAATTGGCGGGAGAGGCCGCGTGGACGGGGCGCCATTACGGGGCGCTGTCGCGTCAGGGCTATCAGAAAAACGCCATTGCCTATCGCTGTGTGCGCATGATTGCCGAGGCGGCGGCCTCTATTCCCCTTTGTGTGCGGCGTGATGAGCGGTGTGAAAACGTTGACGCTGTGACGCGCTTTTTATCGCGCGGACAAGGCGGCGCGAGCCAGACAGAAATTTTTGAGCGCTTTTACGGCTATCTCCAACTCTCAGGGAATGCTTATCTTGAGGCGGGCTTAGTTGATAATCAGCCTATGGCGATTTATGCGCTGCGCCCTGATAGCGTGCGTTGCGTGACAGACCGTAAGGGCTGGACACAGGGTTGGGATTATAACGTTGAGGGGACGATAAAGCGTTACCGCATTGACCCGGCCACAGGGCGCGCGCCGCTCTTTCATCTCTCGCTATTTAATCCCTTGGACGAGACAACAGGTTATGCGCCCATGGCGGCCGCGGCACAGGCGATTGATATTCATAATGCGGGTGGACGTTGGACTAAAGCCTTGCTCGATAATGCAGCCCGTCCCAGCGGGGCCTTAATCTATAAAGGCGTCAACGGGGCAGAGCGCTTATCTGATGAACAGTTCACGCGTCTTAAAACCGAATTAGAGGGCGCGCATAGCGGCGCGAATAATGCTGGACGCCCCATGGTGTTAGAAGGCGGTCTGGACTGGAAAGCGATGAGCTTCTCGCCCGCTGATATGGATTTTATTGCAGCGCGCCGAGAGGCCGCCCGCGAGATTGCACTGGCCTTTGGTGTCCCGCCTATGTTGCTGGGGATACCGGGGGATAATAGTTATGCCAATTATAAAGAGGACCTTGATCAACTCTCGGCCTTGTCTGAGGAACGCGCCTTATTGTGGCAGCGTCTGGGTCAGGCTGATTTTATCTCAGACGCTGAACGTCGCGAGTTGGCCGGTTTAGGGGCAGAAATAGAGGAGGTCTCTCATGGCCGATAGCTCTCTTTCTGTTGACCGCACCATCACGCTGACTTTGGTTTTCGCCCTTATCATCCAAACGACGAGCGGTCTGTTATGGGCGGGCGGGGCGGCGGCGCGCTTAACCGCATCGCCTCATTGAGGACCGAAAAGGTCTGTTCGTTGAAGGGCAGATTTTAGGAGGCGATGGGCGCTCACGCCGCACCGCGCAGCTTGTGCTTGCAGGTGCGCTATCGGGTCTATCGATTGGCTACCGCGCGAAACGCTCTGCTCGTAATTCTACGGGTGGGCGCGATCTTTATGACATTGATTTGTGGGAGGTATCGATTGTGGCCTTTCCCATGCTTCGCGATGCGCGGCTTCGCCTCTCACAATCTACCACCCCTTACCGTTTAACTGCATAGGATATTCACATGAAACAAACACAACTCATAGCCCC